ATACTATATCCAGGAAAACAGTTCAGGATACTATGAGGTGTTCTTTGGAGATGGTGTCACAGGCTTTAAGCCCTCAAATAACAATATCGTCACACTCGACTATGTGATTACAGGTGGTACAGAATCAAACGGTGCAAGTGGATTTACAGTTTCAGATAGTATTGGTGGATTTGGTAATGATCTTGCTACTGCAACAACAGTTACAAATTCTGCTGGTGGTTCAGATCAGGAAACAACAGAAAGTATTCGATTCAATGCACCATTAACATTTACAACACAAAACCGTGCGGTCACCTCAGAAGACTATGCCGCTATTATTAAGAAAGAGTTTTCAAACATCGACTCTATATCCACATGGGGTGGTGAGGACAATGATCCACCAGACTATGGCAGAGTGTATATTGCTATTAAACCACTTCTTTCTGAAACACTTACAACTGCAGAGAAGACAGATATCACAGGCGCTATCCTCAAAGGAAAGAACGTGGTGTCAATTACACCTCAGATCGTGGATCCAAACTTCACATACTTAGAGATTGATGCTGCATTTAAGTACAATCCAAATCTCACAGACAGAAGTTCAGTGGAGCTACAGAGTGTAGTGAGAGATACAATTTCAGACTACAACTTCAATAACCTGAACAAGTTCGATGGTGTGTTTAGGCATTCACAGCTCACCAGAGCAATTGACAACTCTGATCCAGCAATATTGAATACAATTGTGAGACCACGTATGTTTCAATATGTGACACCAACACTTGATTCAAATGGCAATGTAGATCTTCAGAACCATACAAAAACTTTTGTAGCTCCTTTCTATCAGTCAGGACAGTCAACAAAGTTTATTCTCACATCAACTGCATTTGGTCTAGCAACTGATCCAAATACAGAACACTTCTTTGGTGATGAACCAATTGCAGGATCAACAGAAAGAAGAGTTATAGTTTATAAAGTTGTAGGTGGACAAAATGTAACAGTGATTAGTGATGCAGGAACAATATATCCAGCACAAGGAAAGATTGTTCTCCAAAGCTTTAGACCAAACAATACAACAGCAATTAAGATTACAATCTTACCAGACAGTTTAGACCTAGCTCCAAAGCGTGATCAGCTCATAGCAATTGACAACAACTTTGTTGTGATTACTCCAGAGATTGATACAATCGCAGTTGCTGGTTCTTCAGGTTCAATTACATATACAACAACATCGAGATTTAAGTAATGGCTCATAAGACATCTCTATCCCCAGGTGTAGTCGAATTAGAAAATTCAACTCTTCACACCACCAAAGAGGATATCCGTTTAGACCAGCTGATACCAGCTGACATTCTCCAGGATAGAGATAAGCTTAGAGATTTCTTAGAGGCATACTATGCGTTCATGAATATGGACGAGTTTATCTATCAGGAGACTGAAAGCTTTTCTGACGTTGTATTAGATAATCTTGCAAGATTTCGTATACCAGATCCAAACAATGAGAACAATCGATTCTTTACAGATGAAACTGGTGCAGACTCTACACTCGTTCTGACAGCACCAAATGGTACAACAACAAATATAACATTAAATGATGTTAATGTTTCAATTACAAATGGTAATGAACTACCAGGATCTCTTGCAGAATCAACATCAGAAATAGGTAAGACATTTGCTGTTCTCAACTTGAATGGATATAATGGTTATACAGCGACACTCACAACAATTGTAAAATACTGGGTAGGTCCAGGTCCATCGTGGGTCATGAATAACATCGAGAAGGCAATGGACATAGATTCCAATGAGACTAATTATTTAGAACTCATGCAGAAAGAAATTGCTGCAGCTATTCCAAGAGATGTTACTGTAAATAAAAGAAATCTTTATAAGCGTATTATTGACTTCTATAAGCTCAGAGGTTCAGCAGATAGTATTGAGATCTTTTTTAGATTGCTCTTTAATGAACCAGTAGAAGTTGAATTTCCTTACAATGAAACCCTTATCCCATCATCTGGAGATTGGGATCAACCAGCAGAGGTTACATCTGTAGTCAATGGCGCAGTATCAAGTAGTACAACAGTGGTTATTGATACAGCTGATGAGAACATTAGGCTTTCATCTAAATTAGTAGTTGATGGATTATATACTCGTGCAGATGATATTCGTGTATCAGGTATTAGTGGTACAACAATTACACTTTCTGATCCAGTTACACTATCAGACAATCAAACAATTACATTTGTACCAAGAGGAACATATTTAGATAACAAAGGATTCCTATCATACAATATTAAGTTACAAGATAGTTTAAGATATCAAAAATTTAGTTATCTCATTAAGACAGGTAAGAACTTATCTGATTGGGAATATGTTTATGATAAGTTAGTACATCCTGCAGGATTTATCTATTTTGCAGAGATTCTTATTTTCTTAGAATTAGTTGACTCAACATTAACAGCAGCTCTTAACCTAGCTTCAATGCCACAGACACAACCTGGTGTTATAGGACCAGAAGATATTCCACTACTCGTGGAAATGTTTGCTTCAACATTCTTACCAAGTACACAGGCATTCATACACAAGACTGGTACACTTTCACTTGAATTAAAGAATGGTGTTATATCAGGTTCTACAATTACAAATGCAGGAAGTGGTTATATAACATATCCTACATTTGATGGTAGTAGTTCTAGTATAATAAATGTATCAAATAATACAATTCAATTAACAACTGCTCATCAAGAAAGTTTATTAGTAGGTTCAAAAGTCACATATAGTTCAGGTGGAGGAACTGTAATTGGCGGCTTAGTTAATAATACTCAATATTATATTGTATCATCAACTGGTGGAAAAGTAAAACTTTCTGAAACATCAGGTGGTTCTGAAATTGATATTACAAGTGTTGGTAGTGGAACATCACATACAATTACTAAAGAAATAATTACTACAAGCGATTCTGGTACACCGTCAGGATTTACAACAGCGATATTAAGTAATACTTTTACTAATGGTTCTCTTTCAAGTATTACAATTACTGACGGTGGAGAGGATTATAATATTCCAGTGGGTACAGTAGCTGCTCCACCAAGAATACAATTTGATGGAAGTGATGATGAAGTTCTTGGTGTTGGTATTGTTAATATTGCAGATGATACAATTAAATTAACAACTGCTCAAGCTGCAGCATTACCAATCGGTGCAAAAGTTACTTATGATTCAGGAGGAGATCTTGCAATTGGAGGTTTAACAACAGGGAATGAATATTATATTGTATATAATACAAACGATGAGGTCAAACTTTCTTTAACATCAGGTGGTAGTGTAATTGATATTACATCAGTTGGTGGTGGAACAGATCATGGATTTACTGGTGAAACAGCAACAATAACCTTCACTAAAACAGATGGAGAATTAAAATCAGTTACAATTGTAGAACCAGGATTTGGATATGCAAGTGCTCCGTCAATATCATTTAGTGGTATTGAGCAATCTCTTGGAAGTGGAGTGAATCCTTCAGTTACTATAGGAATAGATTCTAATGGTAGATTAGACGTAGATGATATTACAATTAATAGTACTGGTGGAGGTTGGACATCATTGTTCGCAACAGTTGCAGCTAACTCAAACGCTGGAAGTATAGCTTCTATATCTCTAGCAGGATTAGCTGATAAGAATTATACAACTGCACCAACAATTGTATTCCCACAACCAACAGCAAAGGATGCACTAGGTAATCCTTTAAGCTCAAATGTATTAGCAACTGCAGTATTTAATCTTGACTCAAACGGTGAGATAACAGGAACAAGTATTACTAATTCTGGTAGTGGATATGTAAATGATCCTTTGGTTAGGATTGGAAGTGCAGTGCAGAATGAAACAAGAGTAGCAGATCAACAAGAGGTATTAATACTTAGCTTAAACCATGAGATGTATGATCCTTACAATGGATTTAACTATAGTAACTTCCAAACAATAGCAAACAATGATTCATTCCAGAGAAAGGGTACAGAAAACTTCTTCTCTTCAGCAAGGATATATAATACTAATCAAACAATTGAGTTTTTAGGTAGTAATCAAATCCAAACTATCGATTCAACTCTTATAAATAAATATAATACGAGAACATTCGTACACATTGAATAATAAAGGAAAACAATTATGGCAGCAATAGTAACATCAAATTTTAGAGTTCTAAATGCGAATAACTTTAAGGAAGATGTAGCAAACAATGTAGTTTATGTCTCTATTGGTAAATCAGATGTATGGTCATTAACGACATCAGATACAACAGACACAACTCCATTCACACCTAATGATCATTTAGATGATCTAGGAGAAGCAAGATCAAACCTAATGGGATTGAAAAAAGTTGCTTCAAGCGATCTTTCACATGTTGTACCAAGATATACATGGACATCAGGTAATAGTTACGTAGCATGGGATTCAGACGATGCATCAATTTTCGATAAAGCATTTTATATCGTCACATCAGAGTTTAAAGTATATAAGTGTATTAAAGCAGGAGGTGGTGCTTCAAGTATTCAACCTACTCAAACACTTACAGATCCACAAGCAGAATCAGATGGATATACTTGGAAATACTTATATACAATTTCAGTAGCAGATGCTGAGAAGTTCTTAACAAATAGTTATATGCCTGTGAAAACAGTATCATTAAGTGCAGAAGGAGTGGTTGCTGCCACTACATCTTCAAGTACAACAGTGGTTCTAACAGGAGCTAATTTAGATATTACAGTTGGTATGACAGTATCAGGTTCAAATGTTTCTGGTACACCAACAGTATCTGCAAGAACAGGAAACACATTAACACTTTCTGCAGCTCAATCATTAACAGCAAATGATATACTTACATTTGCATTTGCTTCAGATTCAGATGCTGAAACATCATTAACAGAAGCAGATTTTGCACAATATCTAAACCAAAAAGCATCAAGAGATTCTTCAACTGCTGGTGGTATTGAAAGAATTGAAGTGACTGCAGGTGGTACAGGTTATACATTAGCACCAACAGTTACAATTACTGGTGATGGTTCAGGTGCAACAGCTACAGCTACAGTTTCTGCGGGAGCAGTTACAGCAGTAACCATTACAGGTAAAGGAACAAATTATAGAGTTGCAGATATTACTTTCTCAGGCGGCGGTGGATCCGACGCAGGAGCAAGAGCAGTTCTTGCACCTAAAGAAGGACATGGAGTAAGCCCAAGAGATGAGCTTGGTGGATTCTTTATGTCATTAAATGTTTTATTAGACGGTGCTGCAGGTTCTGGTGATATTACAGTAGGTAATGATTTCAGACAAATCATGCTTATGAAAAATCCAAGAGTCTATAATGCAACACCATTAGCAGGTGTGATTGCTTCTGCTGACACATTAAAGGCAACAAGTTATTTAGACTTTGATTCTGCAGTTGATGTAACTGATTATACAGTTGATGAACTTCTTGTTGGTCAAACATCAGGCGCACAAGCATACGTAGTTGAGATTGATTCTGTTAATGGATATATACATTATCATCAAAATGATAAAACTGGTTATACATCATTTACCGATGGTGAAGATGTACAAGGACAAACAAGCACTACAACAGGAGCTCTGGAATCTGCAAGTGCAGTAGGTAATCCTGAAGTTGATAGACAAAGTGGTGAGATACTCTTCTTAGAAAATAGAGATCCAATTAATAGAACAACAACACAGATTGAAGATATTAAAGTTATATTAGAATTCTAATATAGGAAAAATTTATGGCAACAACAGTAGTAAAAAATTATAACGTAGCTCCATACTATGATGATTTTGATGAATCAAAAAATTATCATAGAATTTTATTTAAACCTGGATATTCTGTTCAGGCAAGAGAATTAACACAGTTACAAACCTCACTTCAAGCTCAAATAGATCGATATGGTCAATTTGCTTTTAAAGATGGATCAAGAGTTATTAATGGTAAAGCTACTCTCAATGTTGAATATGATTTTATTAAAATTGAATCAGCATTTACACATTCAACACAAGGTGCCTTAAATACTGATTCATACCTTGATGATTTTGTTGGCACAACAATTACAGGTACTGCAAATACTACAAATCAGGTTACTGCAAAAGTATTAGCAGTAATTGCATCAGAGAGTTCAGATCCTAATACACTGTATATTAAATATGATTCTGCTGGTGGAACAAATCGTACAGTACAAAAATTTGTAGCTGGTGAAGAGTTTGTTTCAGATGCCGGTTCACCTGCCTATGGTATGGTTGGTGGAGGAAGTAACATTGATGGAAGTAATACAGCATCATCAATTACTGATCCAGTAGGTCAGGGTTCTGCAGTAAACATTGAAGAAGGCGTTTACTTTATTGCTGGTTCTTTTGTTTATGTTCCAGCTGGAACTTTAGTTCTTGACAAATATACAAACACTCCAAATTATATTGTTGGTTTAAAAGTTACACAAAATACTATATCATCTGATAATGATACTGATCTTGTTGATAATGCTCAAGGATCCCCAAACTATTCTGCACCAGGTGCCGATCGATATCAAATTACAACAACACTCATCAAGCAGGATCCAGACCTTGCCAATAGAACAGAAGATAGTTATATTACGCTATTAGTTATTGAAGATGGTAAAGCAAGAATAGATAAAACAGATAAAAATAATGATACTGAACTAACAGAAAGACTTGCAAGAAGAACATACGAAGAATCAGGTGACTATTCAGTTAATCCATATCAATTAAATGTCAGACAACATTTAGATGATGGAAGTAATAATGGTTATTTAACTGCCGCCAATGGAGGTGATGGAGATAAACTTGCAATTGGTGTTGAACCAAATGTTGCCTATGTAAAAGGTTTCCGTGTAGAAAATACTACAACAAAATATGTTGAATTAGATAAACCTCGTGGAAACGATGCAACAAGAGATGTAAACCAAGAGCAATTAACTCTCAGTGTTGGTAACTACATTAAACTCGAAGATGCAAATCTAGCTGGTATTCCTGATATTAACACCTTTGATACCATTGACTTACATAGCTCAGCTAATGGTGGTGGATCAGTAATAGGTACGGCAAGGGTAAGAGGATTTCAAAGATTTGGGGTTGATGACAATAGACTTTGGATTTTTGATATTAGTATGTCGGGATCAAATACATTTAGTTCAGTCGCAAGTGTTGTATGGGTTGATGGTTCAACCATTAAGTTTATAGGTAATTTAGAAACCACAACAATTTTTAATGGTGGTAATAGTAGTTTAGTATATGCATTGCCTTATAGTGCTACAAAAACATTATACGATCCATCAAATCCACTACAAGTAAATACAAGTTATACTGTAAAACAAAATCTAATTACAAATGCAGGAACAGCAACATTTCAGCTAGGTCAAGGAGATTTTACAAATGCATCTGCCGTAATAGCCGCAATAGTACCAACATCGGGTTCATGGGGAAGTGCAACTGCAGGCGTAGCATCGGTATCAATAAGCGGAGATACAATTACCTTTACTGAAGTTGCTGGTAGGGTTTTAAGTTCGAATCCATTAACAGGTTCAGAGCAAATTGCATTTGTTGCTGATGTTGCAAAAGCTGGTTTAACACAAAAACAAAAAAATAAAACAACAGGAGCTACAGCAAGTGGTACACTAACTAATAATGAACTTTCATTAGGTAAAGCAGACATTATTAAAGTTACCTCAATTGTTGCTGGAAGTACAGATGTTACAGATAGATTTACATTAGATAATGGTCAAAGAGATAATTATTATGATGTTGGTAAAGTAATTTTAAAAGGTGGTCAATCAAATCCAGGTTCAATTACCGTTACATTTGATTATTATACTCATCAGGCTGGTGATTACTTTACAGTTGACTCATATCCAACAGCTGATTATGAATCAATTCCATCATTCAATGGCATTAATGGAACAATACAATTAAGAGATGCAGTAGACTTCAGACCAAGAAAAGATGATGCTGGTGCAAACTTTACTTCAACAGGTGCTTCTGTAACAGATATACCTGCTGATAGTTCATTATTCAGATCAGACATTACACATTACTTACCAAGAATTGATAAGTTATTTGTATCACGTAAAGGTGAGTTTAAAATTGCAGTGGGAGTACCATCAGAAACTCCTAAAGCTCCAGAAGTACCAGATGATGCTATGGCATTATATGATCTTCGTTTATCTCCTTATGTTTTTACTCTTGATGGTATTAAACCAAAAATAGTAGATAATAAACGATATACAATGCGTGATATTGGATCACTTGATAAAAGAATTAAAAACCTAGAATACTATACATCACTTTCCTTATTAGAACAAAGTGCAGCAGATTCTGAATTATTTGATGGTAGTGGATTCTCAAGATTAAAGAATGGATTTATTGTTGATGGATTTACAAATCACAATGTTGGTGATGTATCAAATCCAGACTATAAAGTTTCAATTGATAGAAAAGCAGGTATCTTAAGACCTAAATTTGATGAACGAAGTGTTAATCTAATTAGAAAAGCAGGTGATACTGGAACAGCAGTTAAAAATGGTTCTATTGTTTCAATGCCACATACTGAAACAAATTATATCAATCAACCATATGCATCTACATTCTCAAATGTTAATCCATATAATGTATTTAGCTGGGCAGGTACAATTGAACTTTCTCCAGAATCAGATGAGTGGAAAGAAGTAGATAATAGACCAGCAATTATAGTAGATGATTCATCACAATATGAACAATTTAAAAGAATGGCTGAAGAAGCTGGAATTCTTGGTACAGTATGGAATGAATGGGAAACAAACTGGATGGGAGTTGATGTATCTGAACAAACATCAACAACTGGTGGTGGAAGAAGACCTGGAAGATTCTTTGATGAAGATTTCTGGTGGCAACCAGAGAATCAGTTCGATATTAGAACTGGTGGAGGTGGATTCACTTCAACAACTACTACTACAACTACTACAACCACAAATCAATCCCGTTCAGGTATTCATACTGATTTATCTTATGATACAGTATTAAGATCAGATGGTCGAAGAGTTGTTGAAGTCAACTTTGTACCATTTATCAGATCAAGAGAAGTATTCTTTAAAGCTCAATTAATGAAACCTAATACACAGGTATATGCTTTCTTTGATGGTGCAAATATTGCAGATTATATAAGAGGCCATGATAGTATATCAAATAATCCTTATGTTGAATTCTCAGATCGAACAGGAGTTGATACTTTTGAAGGAGATACAGAACATCCAGTCGGACCATACAAATTAGTAACAAACTCTGCTGGTGTAGTTGAAGGATCATTTATTATACCTAAAAACGATGCTCTTAAATTTGCAACAGGAACCAGGGAATTTAGATTATCAGATAGTTCAACTAATGACAGAAATACAGAAATTACATTTGCTGAAGCTTCATACCATGCACAAGGATTACTTGAGGTTACAGAAGAAAGAATATTCTCAACAAAAGTACCTAAATTAGTACAATCCGAGGTTAGAGAAGATAGAACACTAGTAGAAACTACAGTATCGGAAACAACTGAATATATTGATCCAGTAGCTGAAACATTCTTAGTAGATAAAGCTGGTGGTATCTTTGTTAAATCTGTAGATTTATTCTTTAGAAGAAAAGATCCTTCTATTCCAGTAAGGGTCACAATCCGAACAACATTAAATGGATTCCCAACACAAAGAATCGTACCAGGTGCTGATAAGATTCTATATCCAGGTTCTGTTAATTTACCAACAGATTCAAATGCAAATAATGGATTCGGTAATGCTGATGTAGCAACAAATTTTGAATTTGATTACCCAGTATATCTTTCACAGGATACAGAATATGCAATAGTAATTACCTCACAATGTGATAATTATGAAGTGTATGTTGCTGATATGGGCGGATTGGATCTAACAGATAGTTCACAAAGAATTACAAAACAACCATACAATGGTGTGTTCTTTAGTTCAGCCAATGCTTCAACTTGGACCCCAGAACAATCTAAAGATTTAAAATTCAAATTAAATAGAGCTTCATTTTCTGGTTCATCCGCAGAAATTACACTTGTTAATGATTCACTACCAAAAAGAAAATTAGTAGCAAATCCATTTTATTTTACAAGTGGAACAACTAATGTTATTGTATCCCATAGAAATCATGGCATGTATAACACATCAGCTGAAGTTACAATCTCAGGAGTAAGTGGAACACATCAAGGTATTACTGCAGCAACATTAAATGGTACACATACAATCACAGCATTTACACATGATACATATACAATAGATGTTGGAGGATCGAATGCCTCAGGAACAGGATATGCTGGTGGTACTGGTGTAAAGGCAACGGAAAATAGACATGTTGATGTAATGTGGCCAAGTATACAAAATATGGCCGTTCCAGGAACATCAATTCAATTCTTTGCAACAATATATAGTGGTAAAAGTGTTGATGGAACCGAAACACCATATCAGGCTTCAAGTGAATTTGAAGTTCTTGCAAACAGAAACTATAGATTTATTACACCTAAATTAATTGGTTCAGCAATTGAAGAAGCCCAAAATATGAGTTCTAATAAATCATTCCAGTTAAGATGTGTACTTTCTACTACAGATGAAGCGCTTTCACCTATTATTGATATGAACAGAGCTTCTGTAAATACAGTACAAAACATTATTACATCAAATAATGGATCTGAAACTGATGCATCTGGTGGATCGGAATTTGCTAGGTATATAACTAAGAAAGTTGAATTAAATGAACAAGCAGATGTTGCTACTGTCTTTTTAAATGCAATAAGATCTGGTGCTGGTGATATTGATTTATATTATCGTGTGACACAAAATGATGAGGATATTACTGCAGTAGATTGGACTGAAGCAACTCCTGTAAATTCAATACCTGTCAATCCGGTAGAATTCCAGGAAGTTAGATATGATATTGATCCATTGGGTGCTGGTGTAAGTTTTAGTGCTATTCAATTTAAAATAGTATTAAAATCAACAATTAGCTCACTACCTCCATTAATTAAGGACTTTAGAGCGATTTGTGCTACATAGGATAAAAAATGGCTAGAAAGAAAAAGATACAAGAAAATCCTGATTTCATAAAGGATACATCATCTCAGGCAGTTATAAATACTAATAGTATGGCATTTGCTCAACGCAGAGAACAAATGGCCAAATTACTACAAAAGGATAATCGAATTGAGCAACTCGAAGCTGATGTTGCTGAATTAAAAAAATTAATTAAAGGTTTAAGTAAATAATGGCAGCTAATAACGAAACAAGAATCTATAAAAATAATACCATTGAAGAACTTCGTCAAAAGGCAAATGAGGTTTCATTACATTTAGGTGATAATAAATTATTAGATACTTTAATTGCTGATAAAACTGTAGAGTTTACTGCAACTGCAGGACAAACCCTTTTTACTTCAAGTTCAGTTAGATTCGAAATTAAGCCTGATGAATCAATTGATGATGTTTCAAATGGTGAAGCATTAAATGTTGGTGTTGTTAAAGTATATAAAGATGGTACTGAATTAGATCAAGGTTTAGGTTCAGATGAATTTAAAGTACCTTTATATTCTTTAGAGGTAACATTACAAAATAGCCCAACCATACCTGCAGAGTTTGTAGAAGATGCAGTACTTACTCAATCTGGTGGATTCTCAGGAACATTACTTTATGCCGATTCAGATGTATTAAGATTTAAATCATCAACAGGAACATTCTCAACATCACAGAATTTAGGTATACCTCACACTGATCCAGCAAAGAGAATAGATTCAGCTGACATATTAACCCAAGCAAGTGCACCTAACACACACGGAGTACTCATAGAGTTAAACACTGGTGCTAGTGCAGGTGAAGTTATTAAAATTGTATCAACAAATCTTATTGATGCTGTTAATGAAGTACAAGATGATATAGGTGATATATCAACTATTAATAGTGGTATACCAGGAACAAGAGAAGATCTAGTTACATCATTAAACTCATTTAAAGGTGAAGTAGGAAATGCCGTCGACTTAACCACATCAGCATCTGTAGTTGTAGGAGCAATTAATGAACATGAAAGTGATATTGGTGATATGTCACTTACAACAACTGCGACTGATCTTACAGATGCTATAAATGAACATGATTCAGAATTAGGAACTATTTCATCTGCAGCATTTGGAACAACAGCTTCTACAGTATCTACTGCAATTGCAGAATTACATACTGATGTAGATGCAAGACTTAAATTAAGTTCAGGTACAGAACAAACACTTGATTCAGATATTCAATTTACAAGTGGGAATACTTTAGAGTTTCCAGCAGGTACAACATTAGATATCAGAAATGGTTTATTACAAACAGGTGCTGGTGGATTTCAAATTACAACAGGGTTTATAGATTTTAATGCTGATATAGCAGAAAGAGGTTTATCGTTTGAAAGAAGTAATTTTGGTAATGGTGCTGATGTTAAACTCTATTGGGATGAAACATATGCAGCAACTCAACCAGATCGTGGATTTAGAATCGATGGTTTAAATACAGGTTCAACAACTGAAACTG